CGTCGTCCCGCCCGCGGTGATCTCGAGCTCCGGCTTGGGCGGAGCCATCAGCAGCCCGTAGGGCAGGAGGTCGCGACCGTCGAACAGCGACGGCATCGAGCCCGGGAAGATCATCTCGTTGCGGGTCTCGAAGTCGGTGACCTGCTCGCCGCCGTCGTCGTCGAAGGACACGAACTGCAGCAGGCTCTTCTGCGCCTGGATGCTGTCGTACATGTCCTCGCCGATCTCCAGCGCGGCGGCATACCAGACCACGTCGTCGGTGTCGTAGTAGTTGCGAGGTTCGCGCCCGTCGCCGCTGAACACGCTGACCACCGGCGCCTTGTTCGAGCGCGCGAAGCCGCTGTTGCCGAGTTGGTCTGCGGTGCCGATCATCCACTTGCCGCAGACGTACTCGCTGTCGTCGATGTTGGCCCGCGCGATGACGCACAACATGCGCTGCGGGTCGGCGATGTCCGCCGAGGTCAGCCCCTCGTACCACGAGCCCATGCTGTGGCTCGAGTGAACACCGAGAAAGACCTGGTTCCCGTCGGAGCTCAGCCACGGCTTGGTCCAGAGCGTTACGTGCCCCGCAACCTTGCGCCAGTCAGCCACCGTGCCTGTCCCGGCCACGTCAGTGAACACGGCGTGCCAGAGCGTACTGTCGAGCCAGTCCGGGGTGTCGTAGAGGCCAACCACCCAGTAGCAAACGACGGTCGACCCAACAGGGATGCAGGTCATCGCGTTGATGTGCTCATCCTGATCGATGGCCACCGTTGTGAGCTCAACCTCTGAGGAGGTCACCGCACCAGTCGAATGCACCGCCCCGTAGACGTGCCGTTGAGCCAGCGTCGGCTCGGTGTAGTAGCCAACGAAGACCTCGGTGTCGCTCCAGCGACAGCAGCACACGTACTCGACATCCGCCTTGGTGACCTGTTTGACGCTCGAGGACGAGAAGTTGGACCCGCTGAAGGTGATCTGCGCGATCACGATGTCGTCCGCCGCGCTCTCCTTGTAGACCAGCGCCACGGTGTCCTCGTCGAGCCGGCAGGCGTCGATGGGCACGGTCTCGTCGGCGATCACGCAGGAAGTGATGGAGGTCAGGTCGAGGGTCCAGGTGTCGTCGAACTCTCCAGTCGTCAGGCTCACCGGACGGACATAGACATCATTGGTGAGCGACCCGATGTAGAAGTAGAACGCGTAGCCCTGGTCGAACATGGGGACCACGCGCACCGTCGCGCCGCCGCCGGTGGTGTTGCTCGCGCGCACCGCGATCTGCGCCCCGCTGTTGGCGTCCACCGTGCGGAAGTAGATCGTGTTGTAGATCACCCAGGACGAGAAGATGATGTCGTTCGCCCGGAACACCTCCGGCGCGCTCATCATGTAGGCTGTGCCGTCGTCCTGGACGTAGTCGCTCGTCGCCTCCAGCACGGAGCTGGCGATCTTCATCTCGGAGACGCCGTAGGTGTCGACCTGGTCGAAGGCCGAGCTCGAGCCCACCTCGCTGCCGTCGGCCTTGCGGATCGAGGTGCCGTCGAAGAGGACCGGGCGCCCCTTGTGCTCACCGATGTTGCGCTCGGTGTAGTTGGTCGAGCCAACCGCGGTCTTGCCGAACCGCTTGGAGATCGTCCCCCGGTGGTCGATCACGCAGTTCTCAGCCACCGTCAGGCCGGCCGAGGCCTTGGGGTCGTTGCCACCCTGGTCGATGCCGCGCACGAACGGGAGCGAGGCGTGCTGTTTGCGCAGGGGCATCAGATCTCCTTGACGCTGATCGTGCAGTGCTCGACGGTGCAGTCGTATCCACTGCCGCCGTAGCCGCGGATGTCCAGGTAGTCGCCGCGCTTCAGCAGGGCCTGGCAGAAGAACGTCACCGGCGTGTGGTCGCTCGAGGCGCGCTCGAACTGCACGTCGTTGTGGCTCCCCACCTCGTCCTCGCCATTGATCCACCAGCCGACATGGAGGCGCACGTTGTTGCCGTCTGCCTCGATAGAGATGCTGCCGAAGACCTCGACCCAGATGGGTTCAGTGCCGACGTAGACCAGCTTGGGGTAGTCGACGTTCTCGTCCACCTGGAAGTCCACCGCGGCGACCAGCTTGAGCTTGATCCTCAGAGGTACGGTGTTGTCGTGGCCGGAAGCCAGCGTGGTCGCGTCGTTGTCGTACCACGGGCTGTAGGCGTAGCAGCGGGCACGCCGGCGGCGCGACTCACGCGAGCCCCACCGATCTAGGGTGCGGTCAACGCGCTCGTCGCCAGTCCTGCTGAACTGGTCGAAGCGTCCCAATGATCAATCCCATCCGTCAGGCTCGAAAGTGGCCGACTCGGTCGATAGGTCGCGGATCCGCCCGGGCTCGCCCAGGTCGGCGTGCATCGAGCTCGTCAGGTCGCCCCGCATGTCCTTGAGCAGGGCGCCGAAGATCGACGGGTCCTCGCCCGTCTTGCCAGCCGCCATGAAGAGCACACGGTTGATGACGTACTCCTGCCAGTGGCCGACCGAGTCCCAGGTGTCGGTGTCCGCGCTCAGCTGCGTGGCCGTGGGGTAGTACCAGAGCCTGAGGCCGGCCTGGCCCTCACCCGTGGGCGCCGCCGCGGCCCGCTGGTTCCAGTCCGGGGTCGGCACCAGCATCACGTTGGCCCCCACCAAGCGGTAGGCGGTGGTCCGCCGGCTGCCCGTGGTCCGGTAGCGGTTGCGCTGGCCCCAGTTGAAGCGCGCGAGGTTCTCCCAGACCGCGGTCGACCCGCTCCCGCTGATGAGCAGGTCGCAGCCCTTGGCCTGGAAGTAGTCGCTCGGGAGGCTGTGGGTCTCGGTCCCACTGACCACGTCGATGAGGCTCGAGGTGAGCAGTCGGTCCTTGTCGTGGGCGAGGAGCACCCGGTGGATGTCCGCGATGCCGGCGTTGATCATCGCCACCAGCTCCGCGTCGGTGATGTTCGGTGCCCGGAGCTCGCCCCGGGCACGGCACCACGTCTTCATCTGCAGCAGCGTGACGTTCGCCGTCATCGCGGACCTCCTGGGCTACTAGGCGCGGCCCACGGTGCTGTTGTGGAGCCAGAACATGCAGTGGACGGTCTCGCCATCCGGGTCGGCATCGCTGCCGGCCGTCTGAAACGCCACCTCGACGTAGCCGGAGCCAGCGGTCGCGTTGTCAACGTCCTCGGAGAGCAGGATCACGTTCACGTCGCCGTCCTTCACCCGCGTGATGCTCATGCCAGCGAAGGCCAGCCACTTGTCGGTGAAGTAGATCTTGAACGTGCCCTCTGCCGTCCGGTCGATCGAGGCGATGTGGTTGTGGTTGTCGGACACCACCGCAGCGTTCCCGGACGCCGGGTTGTCGAAGACGATCTTGCAGTAGACCGTCCGGATGTCCTTCATGTTGCCGCGAAGGGGGAATGCATCTCGGTTTGCCATTAGGGACGTCTCCAGTCCCCCCAGGGAGGCCGGGGGGCGGAAAGGGTTTGTGCTACGCGTCGAGCATGCGGAAGCGGAGGACGATGGCGGAGATCGGCACGGCAACGCCGGTTCCGGCCTTCGCGATCTTGAAGTTGACCACGCCGCCCGCGGCCACCTGGAGGTTGGCCAGGGTGGTCGAGAGGGTGATCGGTACGAGCGTTGCCGCGGCCCAGTCGCCCGAGCCGGTAACCTCGGTCGTGACCTCGGCCATCGTGGTCTGCGCGCCTGCCGCGCCGTCAGCCTTCTCGACCGTGATCGTCGCGTAGTTGTCGGCGTGGGCGGTCAGGGTGCCCGCACTGATGATCGCCGCGTCGATCAACTGCATCTTGACGCCGGCCTTGAGCATGTAGGTGTCCGCGGTGGCGGTGCTCGCGGCGCCGTCAGCGGCGTCCTTGTTGTAGACGTACTCGGTCTCGAGCAGGGCGTTGACCATCGCCTCGGTGTTCGGGTCCGAGCCGGGGCCGGCGTTCAGGTGACCCTGAAGCTGCATCAGCGCGCCGACGAGATAGGTCTTGATGTCAGAAGCCATTGTTTCGTTCTCCTTGTGGGCGGTTGACCGGGGAGCTCCCGCTCCCCTTTCAGGTCAACGGGTCAGGGGTCTAGCCGAAGTTGTAGAGGACGGCGTTCCAACCGGGGGCGTCACAAAAAACGTTCCCGTAGTAGCCGATGCGGACCTCCACGCCATCGGCGGTCGCCTCGTGGAAGTACTGCTGGCCCATGTACTTGAGCATCATGGGCGCCCCGCCCGCGCTCTTGAACTTCCAGGAGCGCATGTCGAGCAGGTAGCACTTGTCCGCCGGGCAGTCGATGTCGGCGTACAGCGTGATGACGCCGTTGCCGGTCCGGATCCGGACACCCTCGAACCCGATGTCACCGTAGGTGAACGAGTCGTAGATGACCTTGCCCTCGAGGGAGATGCAGACCTTCTCGAGGTTCTCTGGGGAACACACAGCGAAGCGGGGACGACCGCCCCACTTCTGGGTGCGGGTGGCGCCGCGGATCAGCGCCTCGACGAGGGGCAGACCGTTGCAGTTGATGCGGACGCCGGCGAGCCGCTGGGTGTCGACCGAGCGATCGACGCCGTACTGGCTGTCGCCCGCGGTCGGCGCGGTGGCCGGGATCCAGGAGGCCACGCCGGAGACGTTGAGCTTGTCGCTCGCCGAGACGTAGTCGCCGTAGGGGAAGATGTGGAACGTGCCGGTCAGGCCCGGGTCGCTCGAGACCACGAAGGTCCCGGCGTCACGGTCGATGGTCGAGGCCTCGACCGGGGTGCTCGAGAAGAGGCTGGCGGTGATGCCGCTCGAGAAGACGAGCAGCATGCCGTCCTCGATCTTCGCGATCGTGTCCAGGTCGGAGACGGTCACGGTGGTCGAGGAGTTGGTGCCGGTGCCGAGCGAGCCGGAGCCGTCGCCAAAGACCTTCCAGCCCATGGCCCGCTTGAGGGCGCCGATCGCGGCGTCCATCTCGTCGGTCATGGCGTCGACGAGGGCAGCCTCGTCGCCGTCGCAGGCCATGAGGAGCTCGTTGTCGAGCGTGGCCAGCGAGTAGTCCTTCTTGCGGGTGAGGGTGAAGTCCTTGCCCTTGCTCGGCCCCTTGTAGGCCTGGGCCTGGGCGAAGCCGGCGGAGCGTCCGCGGGTCCGGGCGTACTTGACGCCGAACACAAAGCTCTTGCCCCGGAACTTCTCGGAACGACTCATCTTTGCCAGGAGGGGGTGGTCCTCCAGACACATGGATTTGACATCGTCCGGGCTATAGTTGGTCTTCAAGGACCAGTCAAACGCGACGGGATCGAGATCGGCCATTAGATTCCTCCACAGAATCAGGAATTTGGGTTTGGTGGAGGAATCGGCCAGCTAGGTGGGATGGTGCTGGCTCGAGGATCTAGCGACCCTCCTGCTGCTCTTTCTTTTTGCGTGCCGCGATCAGAGCTTCTACCGCGGCTGCCTTCTTTTCCTCCCTGCTCTTGAGCACCTGCGGCTTCGCTGCCGAGGGCGGCTCGTCGAGTAGGTTATTCATCAGGCTGGCTGGCGGCTCGTCGGGGTCGTCGTCCGGAAGCTGGCCCCGTTTCGGGGGCGGTGCGGCGGCCGGCGCGCCCTTCTTGCCCTTGGAGGGCTTGGCCTTCAGCTTACTTTCAATCAGCCCCCTGATTTGTTCGTTGGCTAACAGTCCGTCTAGGATCTTTGGTATTTGTAGCACCTCGGAAGCATCGCGTGTCCAGTTATTCTCGAACTCCTTTTCGCGGTGCTGGAGAACCTCCTTCCATTCCGGCCACCTACCAGTCTGCTTGTGGACCTGGCTGGCGAGGTCGATGATGCCGTTGTAGAAGACCTGTTTACCTTTTCCGGCCATCGCCCTCATGACCGGCAGGTCATCTGAGCTGTCCATCAGGTCGCGGATGTCGCCGCGGAGCTCGGATCGGGCCAGATCCTCGCGCAGGGAAGCGATCTCGTCCTTTGTCGAGCCGAACTTCTTCTCGAGCGACCCGATCTGCTCCTCCGGGCTCGGGGGTTCCTGCTCGGGCAGGAAGTGCTCCCCGTACTCGTCGGCGATCAGCGAGCGGCGGTCGAGGCCCATCGCCTGCAGCGCGCCGGCGCGGTCGCCCTTGGCCAGCGCCTGCTGCGCCTGGATGAGCGGCTGCATCTGGTGAGCCATGCCCTGAAGCTGCCTCTGGCGCTCCACCAGCTCGGCGTCACGCCGCTGGTACTCGGCCTCGCGCTCGTCGACCGGCGGGTCCTCGCCGGCCTGAGGCGGGTCCTCGGGCAGTTCCTCGGGCTGGTCCTCGTCGCCGGCCTCCGGCTCCGGGCGGAACATCGGCCCCGGGGGCGCCTCGGGCGTCTCACTGCCGAGCTCGCCCGGCTCCCCGCCCTCGCCGCCGCCGGCCTCGCCGCCGGCCTCGCCGGGCGCCTCCTGCCACAGCAGCTGCATTCTCTTCCACAGGTCACCCATCGTTCGCTCCTTGATAAATGCGGCCCCCGTCGCGTGACGATCCCCTCTGGGGTGCGTCCGGGGGCCGGGGGGTCAGATCATTCCGACCCTTCCGTTACATCCCGGCCGGCGCCGCACCGGGGTTGTTGATCTCCGGGCCAGGCCCAGCGGGGCCACCCTGCTCCTGCATCGCCTCGAGCTCGGCCAGCTTCTCCTTGGTCTCCTTCACCTCGACCGCCATCGCCCCGGCCAGCCCGATGTAGGCCTCCATCTCCGCGATGACCGCCTCCGGCGCCCCGTCAAGCACCGCCCGCCGCGCGAGCTGGCCCGCGCGCTGGGTCACCACCTTGGCGTTCTGGAACTTCCGCAGCTTCACCTCGACCGCCTTGTCGCCGTCGAGGATCTTCTCGCACTGGAAGTCGACCAGGTCGATCTCGCTCGCCAGCAGGCTCTGGTTCTGCTCGAGGTCGGGGAAGTCCAGCAGCGCGTGCGCCACTTGCTCGTTGATGAGACCGCTCTCGAGCAACTCCTCGACCATCGCCAGCTTGCCAGCCGGCGTTTGAGGCAGCAGGTTGCTCGGCCAGCACTGCACCTGGTAGTCCGCCTCGTCCTGCAGCGCGTCCTCCCAGTCCACCTCCCACAGCATCCCGCCGCCATCGGTCGGAACAGCAGCCCTGTAGGACCACTTCTCGTCGTCATCGTCCTTGCGCTTGTTCATCCATACCGACAGGCGCTTCGCCGCGCGCACGACCAGCTTGGCCTCGATGACGTGCAGCTTCTCCCACGCCCGGTGGTGCAGCGTGAAGCGCAGCGTCTCCACGTCCTGGAGCTCGCGCATCGCCACGGCCGCCTCGACGCCGGGCGGGATCTTGCCGCCCGTCGACATCTGGCTCACGCCGGAGCTCTCGTGCCCGATCTCCCACAGCCACTCGATGTAGCGGAACACCTGACCGCTGATCGGCGAGGGCACGTCGGTCCGGATCCGCTGAACGCCCCCGTTCGCGCACTTGACCAGATCCCCCGCCGGGTTGTTGGTCATCTGCGCCTCGTCGAGGATCGCGTCCTCCTCGTAGTACGTCCTCGAGGTCGCCCCGATCTGCATCGCGCCCTGCACCTTGCCGCACATGGCGTCCATCTCGCCCTGCACCGGCTCGAGGTACTCGACCAGGCCCTGAGCCTGCATCCCGACCTTCGCGGGGATGAAGGCGATCGGCGCCAGGGGCACCATGTCGTCTTCCCACTTCTCGTGCAGCAGCGTAGCGCCGTCGCAGGCGATGACGTGCAGGCCGGCCTTGCCGCGGCGAGCCGGAAGCACCCAGGCCTCGACCACGTAGACGAGCTCGGTCGCGACCATCCGGTGGCTCACCTCGCTCGAGTCCTTCGTTGAGGCGCTCTCGATCGCCGCCGCGCGCTTGGGGAACCGCGCCTGCAGCACCTCGGTCGGCACCCACTTCCGCTGATACCAGATCCGCGGCATGCCGTTGGGGGTCGCGTCCTCGTCCCACAGCACCTCGCCGGGCACCAGGCGCTCCATCACCACCTTCTGCAGGTTGTAGTCCTCGACCACCTTGACCCAGCCCAGGCCCGTCCACTCGCAGTCCCGGTAGGCCTTCTCGTTGACATCGCGCGCGTCCTGGTCGTGGAACACGCCCGCCACAAAGCGGTCGGTCTTCTGAGCGCGCCGCCGCATCGTGTAGTCGCCCTGCCGCGTCAGGAACCGGGGCTTGACCCCCTGCCCGCAGATCCGCGCCGCCAGCGTCTCGGCGATGTTTGAGGTCATGTTGATGCGGTTGCGCGACCGCGTCTGCGTGCTCTTCGTTCGCGACTTCTTCCGCCCGTCGAGATGGGTGAACTTCATCTTGCCGGGCCGCAGGCCGGAGTACTGACGGTTGGTCAGACTGTTGAGGTACTCGGTGTAGCGCTCCTCGAACTGGAGCTCCTGCTCGAGCTTCCGCACGCACGGCATGATCTCGGTGTGCAGCTTGTGCTTAGGGGCTTTCCACCAGCGATACTCAGTTGCCATTTTATGCTCCCATCTCTTCAGCCTCGAGCATCATCTCGCGCTCGAGGAGCTCGTAGTGTTCAGCCGACCCAGGCACGGGGGGCTTGCTCGGTTTCCTGTTCCGGAAGTTGTACACCACGCGGAACCCGTACAGCGAAGCATCGCAGCAGTCGTTGGCCGACCCCTTCTGCTCCACGAGCTCCTCGCGCTGCGTCCGCACGAGCTCGCCGCTCCGGCTGCTCGTCCAAGGGTGCGAGAGCATCTCTGCCCAGTGGGGGCTGCTCTCCGGGGCCACCACCTTGATGCGGCCCGCGCTGAGCTCGGTGTTGTAGAGGTTGATCCAGAAGTGCTTCTGGCTCTTCTCCGCCGCGTCGATCACCAGGCCGAAGCGGCGCGTGAGCTCGCCGAACTCCCGCTTGCCGTCCGGGTCCGCCACGATCTGCAGCCGAGGATACTGGTCCTTGTACATCTTGACCCGGGCCACCATCGCATCGAGGAGCATCTCCTCCTCGGCGTAGGACTCGAACTCGTAGAGCGTCGGGTCGCGCTTGTGCCACCCAAGGATCACGAACGCTGTCCGGTGGTCCCAGCCGAAGTCGATCGCCAGGACAAACCGCCAGTCCTCGAGCCCCTCGAACTTCAGCGGGCTCTCGTCCAGCGCGTTGCGCTCGTAGTTGCACTTGTAGACCAGGTGACCCGACTCGATGACCCACTCGTTGAGCCAGTTGCGACGAGTCGAGGGGAGCTGCAGGTACTGAGGGTCGAACGACAGCTTTCGCCTGATCAACCCCAGCGTCTGCTTGGCAATGTGGGGGTTGTCCCGCCACGTCCACCGGTGAGGCGACCAGCCCCGCACCTCGCCCGTGTCCGCCTTGTGGAACAGACATCCGAGGTGAGGTGAGGGGATGGACATCAGCGTGATCTGCCCCTCGAGGTCGGTGATGCACGGCTCGCACACGTCCTCGACCAGGTAGAACAGGTTGCTCTTGAACCACGAGGCCTCGTCGATGAAGACCTTGCGCAGCTTCTGCCCATAGATCCGGTCGGCCCAGTCGTCCCGGTCCGCGCCGTAGATCGACAGCCCCGCGCCGTTCGGAAACTCCACCCGCCCGATCGACTCGCGCAGGCGAAGCTGCAACCCGAACTCCCGGTTGATCTGCTTGATGATGGGCCAGATGATCGTCCGCGCGCTGTTCCGCGTCAGGGCGATGTAGGCGTACTCCTGGTTTGGGTACGCCCAGTGGTCGAGGACGATGTCCATGATCGCCCAAAACGTTTTGCCGGAGCGGCGAGAGCAGCGCAGCAGGCGGAACTGGGACATGTCCGCGCTGCAGCGTTGCTGCATCTCGAAGAGGGCATCCCGAATTCCGTCGCGGCGGTTCGCCTCGACGATCAGGGCCTCGGAACTGAAAGTGCCGGGGTCGAAGAACAACCACTGACCTACAGGACTTCTTCATCCATCGCGTGGTGGACTGCCTCCTGCGCCTCGTGGTCAGCCATCGTCTGGTCCACCTCGGCCTGGAAGGCCTCGAGCTCCTCGATCGCTCCCTCGTCGATCTCCGGCTCCGGCTCGCCCACGCGCCTGCGCGGCTTCGCCTTCGCGGGCGACGGCGGGTTGTGGGTCTTCGAGCCGAGCACCTCCTCGTCGTTGACCGGCGCCGGCGGGGGCGTGGCCCGGTGTTCCGCGTCGTTCGAGGTCACGCCGATGACGATCGTGCCGAACTGGTAGGCCTTGATGTTGTGGTGGGGGATGAAGCTCTTGATCGGGTACTCCTCGCCGTCGCGCTTGATCCTCGTGACCACTACGCCGGCCGGCAGCCCGTCGCGCATCACCGGGTCCACCACCATCTTGCCGAAGCGATCCGCCTGGCCGTGGTGGACGGTGACCTCCGGGGTGTTCCTCGAGGTGCGGATGACCTCCACGCCGGCCAGTTCTTCCTCGAACATCCGCTCGAGAGGCGTCAGCGCGTCGGGCTTCTTGGTGGGGGCTTTCTTCTTGGTCATACCAGCTCCTGCAGCAGGTAAGGGTGGAACGTCAGCCTCCAGGGGCGCTCGAGCTTCCGAACGGTCCTGGTGTTGTGGGTGTAGAACGTCGGCGCGCTGCGGAAGTGCGGCAGCACGTCGTTGAGCAGCTCGGATGCCAGCCCGCGGCCGCGCCAGTCCCCGCGCGTGAAGACCATGTGGATCACCTGCCGCCCGTCGAGCGTCAGGCCCGCGCACGCGTAGGAGTAGATCACGAAGTGTTTCTCGGGGTGGCAGGCAACGCGCACGGGGCACTCGCGCAGCAGACGAGCGATCACCATCCGGTGCTTCTGGAGCTCCTCGTACTCCCAGTGAGACGCCGGCATGCACCGGCGCATCTGCTTGGTCCACGAGTCGAAGACCAGCGGGTCGTCGAGCTCCGCGTCGTAGGGTCTCACGATGTGGACGGGTGGCTTCACCGGTTGATGATCGCGGCGATCGTGCTCACGCCGTCCTTGAACTGCGGGATGTAGAGCCAGATGCCGCCGTAGTTTGCCGTGTAGTTGACCGCCGTACCCTCGAAGGCGATCGCCTTGCGCGTCACCACCACCCGCATGCCCGGCTCGATCCCCACCACGTCTGGCCCCACCTTCTCGACCAGGAACTCGTTTGTGTTGATCACTGCGCCGTAGTTCTTCTTGTTCTTCTCGACCTCGAGGTCATCGGGGACGATCAGCCGGCTGTTCTCGGTGACCTTCGCCTCGCTGGTCAGCTTCACCAGCAGGTAGTTGCTGATCGGCTCGATCTGGGTCTTGGGGTCCAGCAGCACCGCCTCGGCGGCCTCGTCCCGTCGCTTCGCTTCACCCATTATGCCTCTGCCCATCCTTCCATCTTGCCCACCTTGTGCGTGCAGACCAGGCACAGGGGGCCATTGAGGGTCCAGTTGATCTGGGGCTTCGTGGTGCTGCTCCCCAGGAGCACGTCGCGCCGGCAGCGCCGGCACAGGATCCGTATCTTGCTCACCATCGCGTCCTCACAGGAGCATCTTGCGCAAGGCCCAGGTCGTGTGGCGGACTGCTCTCGCCTTCTGGGCGTCCACCAGCATCAGGGCCTCCGTTACCAGGTCGAGGTGGTGGAGCAGCTCCCTCATCACCATCCCCGACCGCCGCTCGAGTTGCTGGCGGATCGGGCTGTGGTCGCGCCGCAGCTGCGCCATTGCCTGCTGCTCGACCTGCAGCGCTACCCGTAGCAGGTCCTCCTCCTCGGCGCTTGGCCTCGGCGAGGACGACAGCGTCAGGGAGTCGCAGGAGCATTGCCTTATGCATTTGCTCTGGGGTGAGGGCTCTCGCTCGCTCGACATCGCCGCCGTCCTTCTTCTTGTTCAGGAAGTTCTCGTAGACGTTGATCAGCCGAACGATGTTGTTGAGCACCGGCGCCGACAACTGCCCGTTGACCCCCTTGATGATGGCGCTGGCGAGGTACTCCTCGAGCTGCGCCGAGCTCAGCCGCGCCCCGGACTGCACGACCAGTTGCTCCTCGGAGACATTGACCGCCTGGGGCTTCTTCTTGGGGGCCTTCTTCTTGGCGGCGCTCGCCGCGGCCTTCTGCCGCGCGCCCTGCCCCTGACGCCGCTTGCCGCCCTGCCGCCGAGCAGCCGCAGCCCGCTTCTTGGTGGCCGGGTTGTGCCAGAAGCACAGGTCGCCGCCGGCGGTGGCCGGAGCTCGGCAGGTGGACCCGTCGGCCTTCTCGTGGGTGCAGCGCCTCATGACTTGATGAGCTTTCCGATGCCGAAGTCGTGCCCCGCGGCTGCGTAGAGCATCCGGGCCTCCTCGTACAGCTTCTGAGCCTCAACGTCGCGATCGACGCAGCGGTTGATCATCTCCAGGAGCGGGTTCGGGCCGTTGACCATCGCCTCGATGCGCTCCGCCGGGAAGGCGACCTTCAGCATCCGGTCAACGGCGTCGACGGTGAGCTCGTTGTCGCGCCGGAACATGCGCCGGACCCGGTGGGGAGTGCCACGTCGCCGGTGATAGAGTACCTGCTGCCACTCCCCCGGGTAGTCCTCGGAGTCCTCGTCGGTCCAGTCTCTCCGCGAGAAGTAGCGCCTAGGCTTCGCTAGCGCGCTCACGCTTCATCTCCGCCATCTCGGCCTCGAGTTGCGCCCGGTGCGCGAACTCCTCCCGCAGTGCGTGCCGCGCCATCCGCTGCACGAGCTCCATCGGCGGCGCGGGCCGGTCGGCCAGTCGCTCGGGCGATACGCTCCGGTCGATTCCCTCGTAGGGCTCCGGGTGCTGCGCCGCGCGCAGGGCGAGCTCCCCCTCCGACCGCTGCGGCTTCGCCTTCTCCCGCCGCGCCCGGCGAGCGCGACGCTCTGCCTTGCTCTTCTTCGGCCCGCGCTTCCTCACCGGTCGCCTCCAGCTCCATCGCAGTCGCACGTCCAGTGGTGCTTCGCGATCGGGCACCCCTTCTCGATGCCCCACTCCTCGCACAGGCGGATGAGCGCGTCACGCGCCGGCCCCGCGGGCCACAGGAGCGGATACACCTCATCCAGCCCAGGCGTGTGCTCGTCCAGCAGCTTCTCGGTCGCCCTCTGGAGCGCCTTCTTCGCCGCCTCGAGTTGCTCGGTCGCCCTGAGCAGGCTCTCGGCGATGTCCAGGCGCCCCGCCGGCGTCAGCCGGGCTCCGGCCACCTTCCACGCCTGCAGAAGCTCGGCGCTGCTCAGAACACCCTTGCGGTCCTTGATTGCCCCCTTGCCGACTGTCTCCTGCTTGCCGGCGTGGTCTCCTCGTTCACTCGCCATCGGTCACCTCTCGCTCCGGGCACCAGCGCGGGCGCGGGCCTCGGACCTCCACCTCGCGCCCGTCGGCCGAGCACCAGTGGGTCATCGTCTTCGCCTTCAGGTGCTCGCAGCCAACGCAGGTCACCAGGTACGGGTTAGGTACGGGCTTCAGGGTCAGCGGTTGGGGCATCGAACGTCTCCTCGGCAAAGTCCGTCACTCGAACTCCGCCCGCGGGTGGTCCACCAGCTTCACCTTCAGAGGCTTGCACCGTCCCTCGAACACCAGGAACGGCGTGTCCCGCCGGCGAGCCAGCGCAGAAGTCAGCGCGGCCTGGTCGGTCACCACCTCCGCCTCGATGGCGTACTTGGTTGAACCCTCGGCGGTGCTGCGCTCCAGCCAGGCGATCGTGTACGGCGTGTGCTCGGTAGGCATTGGATCCTCCTTGTCGTTTGGAGTATTTAGCCTTGAGGCTACCAAATCGCCCTGTCAAGCCATTTCCCCAACCCCGCAAGATCCAAACGCAAGTCCTTGCGCAGGTAAGCTTGGTAAGGAGCGCACCGATTTGCCAGATTTCGGCCAGGATCCAACGCTGCGTGCCAAAAAGAGGCGCAAAAGCTTGCCAGGTAAGGCGTGATCCGGGTTTCTTTAATGATTTCGCC